GTCTTCTACCCGCAAACCCAGCAAACATACCATTAGGCATTGCTGTTAAACCTTTCATTGGACCTTCAGGATATGTAGTACTATCATCATCTGGCGGCCCAATCCAATAAGTAGAAGGTATAACTTCACCTAACTCATCTCCATCTAACGAATCTACAAAACTACCACCAAAATTAGTACTTTCCCCTACAAACTGAAATGCTGTTGTATTGCTACCCGTGTTTGATCTATATATCCTTAATTTATGCCCAGTTGCATACACCCCACCAGAGCTATAACTTATAGCTGCGGGTAGATTAGCTATAGTTACTGTTTGATTAGTACTCCCATCTGTTTGTGTGTCTGTTACATCAATAGTATCTGTAGCCGCACTAGGAGGACCTTCTTCACCAAACCCAGTTACATAAGTAAATACATAACAAACGGTGTTTGGGGTCTCTGTAGCTAAATTATTTGCAGCTCTAGCTAAAGATATATTACCGGGCAGTGAAGGTGCTTTAACACCTAGCCTATAACTAACTGCGGGATAAGTAGCCCCACTTATCATAGATGCTTCACTACCCACTCTTGGGTAGTCTTGACCTGTAAAATATATTCTATCGTGAGTGTCCTTGGGCAACGGTCCATCTACAGCATCTACATCTTCGTTCCATTGTAGCCAATAATCAGTAGATTCTGGTGTATACCTCCATATAGAAGTCCTAGTGTCGTTTGATAATGCACTTACACCACTGGAGAATCCAGAAGTAACTTGTGAAGTAGTACGTAGCGGAGTTAATCTACCACTATTAAGGGTTACATTTTCTGCAATCTGCCCAACACCATCTGCTAATAATCTTGGTGCTATTACTGGTGCGATTCCATTAAATTGTTCTACCTTAAAATATGCCACACTCTCTACTCTTCTTTATCTGATGAATGAGAAGCCCCAAAGTAAAATGAAATAACTGCACTAGCAAGACCACCTAGGTATCCGAGCACTAAATTGATCAAAGCCTCTGAGTTCTGTTCGGGGGGCTGGATGGTGACTAAAAATATATAACCCATAAAACCACCAACTACAGCCGTCCCCATTATTCTAGCTGTCCAATCCCTAGAAAATTTAGATCTAGCGTCTTGAACATCTGCTGTTTCTAAAGCAAATACATCCACTTCTAGTTCCTTCATCTGCACTTCAAATTCTTTCTCCGCTTTTTTTAGCTCGAGCATCTGCTCTGGAGTAGCTGATTGTATAGCTTGCTGTATTTTCTTAGGTTCTGGATCACAACCTAATACTGATGATATAACAGAAGCTGCTTGTCCACCTAAAGGGCCAGCTAAAGCTGAACCAATAGTAGGCGCTACAGCGCCAATTACATTTTTAAGTATTCCAAATTTACTCATAATTTACCTCAATAAATAAAATGCAGTACTAATGCCTGCTGTTATTAAAATCCATCCTAGCCTTTCTGTACTAGTAACAGACTTTTTATTTAAGTTACTCTGTAACTCTACAATCTCTAGTCGTTCTTCCATTTTATCTAAACGATCCATAAATCTATCTGTCTGTTTCAAAACTGTTGTTACCCTCTCTTCAATACGTGCCATAGACACAAGCGCTTCAGAAAGACGATCTATCTTTGTTTCAACTCTTTCAAGTCGTCTTTCGTGTTCGCCTTCGCTCATTTATAACTCCATATCCACGGTCTTGGTCTTTCAGGAGTACTACCAATGCTATCTACATGTATAAATCTAGATTCACCGTGTTGTTTTACTCCTATACCTGCCATACCAAAAGCTGCTGCTAAGATAACAGTTCTATAAGCGTCTTCCCCTCTCATAAGTATATCTACAGCTTTACCTGTAGTATGAGCACCAGGAGTTTTCTTTGCAGCTTCAATAGGATGAGTTGGGTGCCTATAAGCGCTAGTAATAATAAAAGGCTTGCCTACAGCTTCCCTTAGTTCTGTAAGTTTAAGCATGAAGTCATCGTCCATTTCACACTTACCAGTGTGAGAACACTTAAGCTCATCTTCAGAAAAATATTTCCAATCACTCATCCTCTGTAGTTTTCTCCTCGGGTTCTTCTGGTGGTAAAGGTTTTATATCCTCGTCCACTAGACCCTTTTTTATATCCTTAATATAAAAAGATTGTGAAGCTTGTGTACGTTGTAATACATACGCTGCATCCTCAACCTCTCTATTAATACGGATTAACATATTAAATTTTAACGCTAGCTCCGGCGTTAAATCACTTATTAAGTATTGTTCCCCGTCAAAATTAATTAACTCGGGTTGTTTTTGCTCTTCAGCCATAATTTACTCCTTATTTATGTTTAAAACTATTATATATTATTACTCTATTGTTTTCCCACTGAACCAAACGCACAGTGAATTTCTTTTGCCTTTCTCTATAGCTGTTACTTCATGGTCTAAATTAGACCTAAACGCTATTAATGTTCCTTTTGTTCTTGGCATAGTTTCATCTTCTATTACTAAATCTCCGCCCTCGTATTCATTACCATCTGTTAGCTGCAAGGTGGTAGATATTTTTCTTGCACTTGTGTAGTTAGGAAAAGGCGGTGTATCTTTATGCAATACAGCTTTATCTCCTTCTTCATACAAATGAAATCTATTGTCTTTTAACCCCATTAATTCAAACTTCCAATCTTTATCATTACAGGCTATATCCACAAGGCTTTTTATTTTATCTTGCACCCCATCACTTATGCCGCAGTTATTTATAATCTGTTCACATTCGTCAGATGTAAAAGCGTTTTCTCTTACCCAAGCTATCATGCTGATGCCATATCTGCTTCTATTTTGGCTTTCCACGCAGTCTTAATTGCGTCTGTCCAAACAGCGTTACAAACACCTTGAACTTCAGCAGTTTCACCTGATATATCTGTATCAGCCCATGCTTCGTCTGTCCAAACCGCAGGTTGTAAGACGTGCCTACTAAAAGAACGAGACAGTTCTGTATCATCTTCTTTTACTATAGTCGCAGTTCTTACTTGAACATGATTGTATTCACCAACCACTTCTATTTTGTCTATTTCTATTGTTTTTGTTAGTGCCATAATTTTCTCCTTATTAAGTCGCTGTGTGATAAGTTACGCTGAAAGATATTCTTCCAACTTGATTCCAGTTTATTACTGCGTTAGACCCATTATTCCCAGTACCAGTTTTATAAAGTCTTAGTTCGTTAGTATTACCACCAACATAACCATTAAAATTTCTATCTGTATCTGTAAAACTCGTAGAAACAGACCATGGGGTCACGCCTGCAAACCAATCGTCATTTGCCGCCGTAAAAGGCAAAGTAAGATACATATAAGAGCCTTGCCAAGACCACATCTGAGAGTGCTGAACATCTACATAACAATGGACTATATTTCCTACCTTAGTATACCAGCCATATCTATAAGTCCACGTTATACCACCATCACCACCACCTGATTGTCCAAAAGCAGGTGTATAAGTACCTTCTTCGTAATCGTCAAGTGTGTGTGCTGTTGTTGTCTCTGTACCAAAAATTATACCTTGTGGTGAATGAAACGTGCCACCATTAGGTTGCACATGTATTTGTCCTGCGTTAGCAACTCCAGATTCTTCTGTTTGAAGATACCATTTTCTAACGGCTGCCGAAGCACCTCCAATCGCGTGGAAAGATAACTGAGCATTACCAGAACTTTCATTACTTTGTATTGCAAAAGGATATGCGGTACTAGTGCTTGTTTTAGCTAAGCCTGTACTTATTGATAAGGTTCTATTAGGCGTCGCAGTTCCTATGCCTACTTTTCCATCTTCCTGAATTACTAAAAGTGAGGAAGTTGTTCCTACGTCTGTTCTGTTGTGACCTACGACAAATACTTGGTCTGTTGCACTATCGTTAGAATCAATATTTATTCTCAAACTATTGGGAGTATTTAAAGCAAAGTTTTGTGATGTTGATGTCGCTACACTTCCTGCCGCTAAAGTTAATCCATTTACTGTGCTATTGAAAGTTGCTGCACCTGCTGCTGAACCATCAAGTGTTAAAAAGGTTGTGTCGGTACTTCCGTCTGTTCCTTTAAATATAATATCTGTATCGCTGCCTTGTGCATCTATTGTTATATTTCCTGCTGATGTTGCTAGTGTAGATGCTGCGTCTCCTGTTGTTATATCGTCTAAAGCTGTTCCTCCTGCGGGAGTTTCCCAAGCTACTCCACTTCCTGTTGAAGTTAATACTTGTCCATCACTTCCTTGTGCTCCACCAACTGTTAAGTTGTCTGTTTCTAATGTTCCATCAATGTCTACGTTTCCTGAAATATCTAAACTTACAGCATCAACTTCACCTGCTACTGTTAAAACACCATCAGCTACAGTCATTAAATCTGTATCGTCTGTATGACCTATTGTTGTACCGTTAACTATTACATTATCAACTGTAAGTGTTGTAAGAGTTCCAAGACTTGTGATATTAGATTGAGCTGCACCTGTTACTGTAGCTGCAGTACCTGAAGCATTTCCTGTTACGTTACCTGTTAAAGCCCCTACAAAAGTTGTTGCTGTTAAAGTACCAGAGCTAGGGTTATAGGTTAAATCTCCATCTGACTCTAAACCTATATTGCCTCCATCTACATCCCCACCTGCTGTAAATACAATAGCATTAGTTTCATTTGTATTTTCGTTATCAGTAATAGTTACTGTAGTTGCAACAGTTGCAACATCTGCTGTCCCTGTAACATTACCTGTTAATGGCCCTACAAAAGCATCTGAGGTTACTGTCCCATCAAAATAAGCATCTTTAAATTCTAATGAACTTGTACCTAGGTCTATTTGATTGTCTGTAACAGGAGACAATGCACCATCACCTATGGTTAATCTATTAGAACCACCAGTAGCTATAGTGATTACATCTGAACCACTAAATGTTATTGATGTATTTGAATCGGCATCACCTTGTATAGCATCTAATGAAATAGTGCCTACATCGCTGATGTCTAGGTCTCCTACGCTAAATAATTCTCCTGGTATTTTTGTTAATGCCATATTATTACTCTATTGTTTATTGTGGCACGCTTGCTTCATTAATGGCTTTCTTAGCGTTTTTTGCTTCTGTAGTCCAAACCGCATTTGCTATACCCTGCACTTCTGTTGATTCACCAGATGTATCTGTGTCTGTATGTGTCCATGAGTCATCAGCATTTTGTACTGAAGTAACACATGGAACTATGTGCCTGTGAAAAGACCTAGTAAGTTCTTTACCATCTTCTTTAATTACAGTAGCTGTGCGAACTTGAATATCTTTGTAGTCTCCTACAATTTCTATTTTATCTTCTACTGTTTCTTTTGTTATTGCCATTTTTTTTCTCCTTGCCTAGAATCCACTAAGCATAATTGTTTAAGTTGCTATATATGTGATTGAACCTTCAAAGTATTGACCTGAATCATTTGAAACTTGTACTACATTCCAAGCAGCATCATCACCACTTTGTAAAACAAAAGCAGTATTAGTGTTATTATTTACCGCAGGAAGTGGTGTCCCATAAGTGCCCAAAGCACCTATATTAACACCATATACTCTCATAACTCCAACTGCTTCTCTATCTCCTGTACCACTATTATTAAAAGGAAAACCTCCTATCGTTAAATGTCCTGAGGCGCTGCTAATAGTAGTATTTGCAATGGAAAAAGACGCAAAAACTAAATCACCTATTTTTATGTACTTTCCATAAATATTACCACCACTTGTGCTGCCTGCTCCAGAAGCTCCCCCAACTGTAGGTGTCCAATTCCCTTCTTCATAATCATTAAGTGCGTTAGCTGCTGCTGTGTCGCCGTTGAATTTAACACCATCACCATCAAGACGCAGTTCTTCTGAGCCACCAATTTCCCAGATATACTGAGAGTTATCAGTTTGTTGGTAATTAGAACCATTTACTATACCTAAAGACCAATTTTTACTGTTATCAGTTTGCGATATATTAATTTCAGCGTTAGCACTACCTTGAACTTCTAATGTTCTGCCAAAGCCATAATGACTGGCAGGATCAGTAGTTCCTATACCAACATCTCCACCTGCTTCAAGAACCATTTTTCTAGTGCCATGTATTGAGAAACTTAAGTTTTGTCCATCTTCTGCATTTAAGAAAGTCGCACCTGCTGCACTTTGAACTAATGCGTAACCACCTGAATCTGCTACATCTAAATGCCCTATATAAGCGTAATCTGAAAGACCAGATACAAAGCCTAAAGCCGTTCTTCCAAATATACTTTGTGTATCTGAATTATTTGCTGAAACTACTCCTGCATTAAAAGTAGCCTTACCTGCATCAGACATATCAAGGGTTAGTGCCGTAATTCCAGAGCCGCCATCGTCTCCTTTAAATAAAATATCTTTGTCTTGAACCATAGCTTCTATTGCAAAATCACTAGATGAATTTACAAAATTACCTATATTTGTTCCGCCATCATAAAATTTAAGGTCTCCACCATCTGCATCAAGAATGATGTCTCCTGCTACATCTAGTGTTAAATCAGCACCATCAGATATAGTTGAGCCATCTATTGTTATATCGTCAACTGTCAATGCAGTTAATGTTCCTAGACTTGTAATGTTTGTTTGAGCAGCCCCAGTTACTGTAGCTGCTGTTCCAGTAGTATCTTGATTTAAAGTACCAACGACTAAATCTACAGTGCCATCGGCATCCTGATAAGTAGCAGTTATGCCTGTCTCAGTATTAGAACTAAACATAGCGCCTACAATATCTTGCACTTCTTCGGAAGTAAGAGCGGCGACTGTAGAATCAGTACCCCATGCTATATCCGTACCATCAGATTTTAATACTTGCCCATTAGAACCAACTGCTAAAGCTGCAGGATTGCCTGAAGCATCACCATATATAATTTTACCTCTAGCAAGACCTGCCATTTTAGCCAAAGTAACTTGGTCATCTGCAATATGTGCTGTGTCTATACTGCCATCAGTATAGTGCTCACTATTAATAGCATCATCAGCAATCTTAGCGCCAGTTATAGCATCATCTGCTATTACGTTTGTTGTTACCTTTGTATTTGCCATATTATCCCTCTAGAGTTTCTATTCTAGATTTTAAATCATCTATTATTGTTTGTTGTTCTTGGATTGCTTTTACTAACATAGGTATCATTTTAGTCATTGATAAGGTTTTCATATCATCAACTTCTGTACCGTCTATCATACCTACTTTAGTTTCTGTATACTGTGGTGCTACTGCTTTTACTTCGTCAGCGACAAAACCATATTGAGTTTCTGTAGCATGATGTGGGAAATAAGATGAATATTTTGTATTATATTTAAAGGTTCTAGGTTTTAATTGTTTAAGTATAGTTAATCCATCTGTTAAATCTTGTACATCATCTTTTACTCTGGCATCAGATGATATATCTGTAACTGTTCCACCTGTTGTATAAACTGTCCCATCATCTTCTATTTTTAGTGCTTCTGTAAGTGAGCCAGAAGAATTATTTACATACATTTCTATTCTTCCACCTACAGCACCACCAGTATTATTTTCTTTTTTACCTATAATTCTTGCAAATATTCTTGTTCCATCACCTGTTCCTGCATGGTGTCCAGCAAACTCTATATGCCCGCCGGGAGCAGTGCTTCCAGCAGCTACCTGTGAACGAACTCTTATCTTCCCATATTGCTCACTTGTACCACCCTGTACAATAAAATGATTTGATTGTGCTAAATTAGTAGTATTTATTCCTACTACTCCTGTACTATTATCTTCATCAATACGCATTCTTTCAGAGCTGCCTGTATAAAATCTCATTGAATTATCATTATGATAATACTCAATAAGGCCCGGATATTGATCACTAGCTCCTGTATTTCCGTCAGCAAATGCAATACCACCATAGTTAGAAGTTCCTGAATAAATAGTCATTCCAGTATTACCTGAACCACTACCTACTTGTAAATCATCAAGAGATGCGTTTGCTATACTTGAAGTATTGTTTATCAATACATTGCCTGTTGAACCATTATCTCTAACAACTAGAAAATGATTACTTCCGTCACCCATATATAAGTCACTAAACTGTATTAATAAGTTACCAGTGCCAGTGTCTTTTATGTATGAATCTGAACCATCGTGGTATATTGTTAAATCATCACCTGCACCAAATATGGCTTGTCCATTATCTCCTAAAATTACATCATGGTTAAACGTGGCAGAACCTGCTTTAGACATATCCAAAGTCAGAGCTGTTGTGAGAACTGTTGCATCATAACCTTGAAATAAAATATCTTCGTTATCAACAATAGACCTAATGAGTAAATTGCTATTTTCTTCTAATAAACTTCCATAATGTAGACCACCATCATATAAATGTATTTCTCCGTTGTCGTCTGCACTTAAACTAATATCTCCGCCAACATCTAATGTGAAATCTCCACCATCAGATATAGTTGAGCCATCTATTGTAATGTCATCTACTGTTAAGGCTGTTAAAGTCCCAAGTGAAGTAATATTTGTTTGTGCTGCGCCTGTAACTGTAGCAGCTGTTCCGGTTGTGTCCTGATTTAATGTGCCTACCACTAAATCTACAGTTCCATCCCCGTCTTGGTAAGTAGCTGTAATACCTGTTTCAGTATTACTAGAGAACATAGCACCTACAATGTCTTGTACTTCTTCAGATGTAAGAGCAGCAACTGTAGCGTCAGTGGCCCAAGCTATATCTGTGCCATCTGATTTAAGAACCTGTCCATTTGAACCTAGAGCTAAAGCAGCAGGGTTGCCACTACTATCACCATATATTATTTTCCCACGAGCGAGTCCTGCCATCTTCGCTAAAGTTACCTGATCATCAGCTATCTTCGCGGTAGTTACGGCATCATCCACTATAGAAGCTGTTACTACAGCGCTTGAAGCGAGCTGATCTGCACCTACAGCATCGTCCGCGATCTTAGCTTGTGTAACATTATCATCAACTATTGAGGCTGTTACTACAGCACTCGCAGCTAATTGGTCTGCTCCTACTGCATCATCAGCAATTTTAGCTTGTGTAACATTGTCATCCACAATTGACGCTGTTACTACAGAGTTAGAAGCTGGTGTATTAACTTCTGTCTGTGTATGAGTTATACATTCAATAGCAACTCCACTAGCTGGGGCTGTAGAAAATGTTAATGTAGTACCAGATACAGAATAAGTGCTCTTATGTTGGTACACACCATCGAGGAATACCATGGTGTTGTTCTCATGTAGTGGGTCTGTACCTAAAGTAAATGTCGTGTCTGAGCCATCTCCAGTAAAATTATTCTGAGATAAACTATCTCCATTAACGGCGGCAGTTATGTTATATACAATTATTTCCCTACTGTTTGCTGGGGCGGCAGAAAACGTTAGGGTAGTACCACTTACACTATAAGCACTCTGTGTTTGGAAAACACCTTCAATAAATACTATTAAATCATTTTCAGTAGCTGGTGCTTTACTTAATGTAAAATCAGTCTCTGAACCATCTCCAGTAAATGCCTGTCTTGTAAAGGCATCAGACATAGCATCGTTTACTACATCTGTTAGTAATGCAGCATTTAACCTTAGCTCTATATCATCTCCTGAAGACCAGGCCCTAGCTGTAGTATCATCTTGGGCTCTTACTACAGTCCAGTTTGTACCAGATACAGCTGTAACTTTAACTACTTCTAAGTTTGTAGCATCATCTAAAGTAGCATAGAAATAATCTGACCCACTCAATGAGGGGAAACCAGAACTACTTGCTACTGGTATAGTTGTTACACTGTTATTTATTCCAGAAGATATAGTAGTTTTAGCGTTGTTTGTATATTTAACGCCCATTACTTATTCTCCTATTAACTAACTGTAACAGTCCAAGTTATAGTCATGGAGTCAGAAGCTCCTTTATTTACAACATTAAACTCAGTTCTACACAACATAGTACCACTAGAGCTAGCATTAAAAATACCAGCCTCAGTAAGCGCTCCAGTTCCTTCACCAGCTGCAAAAGCACAAACATAAGTAACTACCGCACCGCTAGAAGAAGCAGTAGTAGTAAAAGCTTTCCTACTACCTACTTGAGTTTCTAACTGTGTGTCATTCGCTGCCGGGTTTGTGGTCCCCGTTCCAACCGCCATGTGTGTCATGGCTGCTGGGCTATTACTTGTTGTTTTTAACATACTGGAAGCAACAAAAGTCTTACCTGCAGTAACTACTAAGTTGTCGATGTCTCTTACAAGTTCGCCGTTAAGCTCAATCTTTAAGTGACCCTTCATTTCTAGTTGCTCATTTACGTTTGACATTTATTTTCCTCTTTAATTAAAATTAAGAATTTAGGGTAAAGATATTGAACACAGACTGATTAAGTTTGGCTCCTTTACCTATTACCAATTCTACCAATATTGACTCAGAAATCGTAGCACTATCTGCAAAAGAAGTGCTAAAAGATATCGCTGGGGAATCAGACAACGATGGAGTTTCAGCAAATGTGGTGCTAAAACTAAACGCAGTTGATTCTGACAACGATGGTGTATCTGCTAAAGTACTAACATAAGCCATAACATGAGATAACGCATCTGACATAGTCACAACGTTATTCTTATTAACACCTACATCTGTACGCAGATCATCCGAAGCACTTGCTGTGTCATCAAGTGCGGCAGAATCCGAAAAAGCTCTAACAAAGGTATTAACTAGTGCGGGTGAGTCACTAGTTGATACTGAATCTGATTTAGTTGTCTCTATCCCTAGAGACGGTGCATCAGTTACAGTAGGGGTCTCTGTTAGAGCTTTAGAAAAATTATACACACTGCTTTCTAAAATAGAAGCAGAATCTGAAACAGCTTTACTAACAGCAAAACTTTGAATGCTCTCAGACATAGTAGCAGTTTCAGCAAAAGCCCTTTCAAAAGTTAATAAGGTGGAGAAACTATCTGAGAGAGATAAGGTCTCAGCTGTAGTACTAGAGAACCCTTTAAATATGCCCTCTGTTAATTGTGCTTCTTCACTAAAGGTTTTAGATACAGAAAGGGCAGGGCTATCAGTTAAAGTAACTAAACCTCTTCTAGTAGACCCATCTAATTCATACTGACCAACGTCTGTAAGGAACCATTGGTTTAATGAGTAAGAATCAATAAGTATTTCTGAAGCTGTTAAGTTTCTATAACTTGTAACAGTATTTAGATATAAATACTGAGAAATAGCGCGTAGGTTTACATAAGATGCAACAGAAGCAGCAGCACTAGTATCTACTACAGCTTTTAGCTGTCTATAACTAACTACCGCTTTAAACGCCATTAATCAAAGTCCGATCTTACTATAAACTTAATTAAATCTTGTACTGTTTGTACCTTACTATTTGAATCTGTGTACTCTATCTCACCCTCGTACGTACCCGCACTAGGGAAAGTAGCAGTAGTAAACAACACAGTACAAGTACCAGCAGAAGCATTTGTTAATGTTGCTGTTAAAGTGCTTGTAATGGTTGTAGATCCAACTTCTCTTACTCTAAGTTTAACACCACCACTAGTTAAATTAACTGCAC